TCAAAAACATATCTATATCACAGAAGGTCCCATAGATAGTTTGTTTATAGATAACTGTATCGCAGCGGCTGGCGCAGATCTGTTTATAAAAAATGTAAGTCCTAAAGATGTCACTTATATTTTTGATAATGAACCTAGGAACATTGAGATTGTGAAACGTATGTATAAAGTTTTAGAAAAGAATTATAATATTTTTATCTGGCCTAATACATTACAATCTAAAGATGTAAACGATTTAGTGATGTCAGGATTGACAGTTTTAGAAATTCAAAGTATTATAAGTAAGAATACACACACAGGACTTTCCGCCCTCAGTGAATTAAACAATTGGAAGAAATGTAAGATATGACTACAGAAAAAATATATGTAATCAAAAGAGGCGTCAGAGAAAAAGAAACCCTAATCATAGAAAAAATCCACCAGATGGTAGAGTTTGCCTGTGAGGATATCACAGGTGTGTCTGCGTCTTTGGTTGAAATGAAAAGTGGTTTACAATTCTATGATGGTATCTCTACAAATGAAATACAACAGATACTCATAAAATCTGCGGCAGATCTGATATCACTTGAAACACCAAACTATCAATATGTTGCTGCAAGACTATTACTTTTTAGTTTAAGAAAAGGTATATTTCATAAACTTTGGGACCATCCGCATTTATTTGACCACACAAAGAGTTGCGTTGAAAAGGGTGTGTATGATAAAAATATTTTAACTTGGTACGATAAATCTGAATTTGATCGTATGAATATGTGGATAGATCATACGAGAGATTATAATTTTACTTATGCAGGTTTGAGACAAGTTATAGACAAATATTTGATACAAGATCGTAGTACGGGTGTTATATTTGAAACACCTCAGTTTATGTATATGTTAATCGCTGCTACAATCTTTGCAAATTATTCAAAAGAAAAGAGAATGACTTATGTTAAAAAATATTATGACTCGATTTCGAGGTTTAAAATCAATATTCCCACCCCTATTATGGCGGGTGTTAGGTCTCCTGTTAGGCAGTACGCTAGTTGTGTTCTTATTGATATTGATGACACTCTTCCTTCTATTTTTAGTGGGGATATGGCTATTGGTCGTTATATTGCTAAAAGGGCTGGCATCGGTATCAACGCTGGGCGTATAAGAGGAATCAATTCACGTATAAGAGGTGGAGAGGTACAACACACAGGTGTTATACCATTTCTTAAAAAGTTTGAGGCCACAGTTAAGTGTTGTACACAGAATGGTGTGAGAGGTGGTTCTGCCACTGCACATTTTCCCATCTGGCACCAAGAGATAGAAGATATATTAGTACTAAAAAATAATAAAGGTTCCGAAGACAATAGAGTTAGAAAATTAGATTACTCTATTCAATTATCAAAAATATTTTACCAGAGATTTTTAGATGATGAACACATAACTTTATTCTCACCGCACGAGGTACCTGAACTATACGAGGCCTGGGGTACAGAAAAGTTTGATGATATATATGTAGCGTGTGAAAAGAAAACATCTATAAAAAAGAAAAAGATTTCAGCACAAGTTTTATTTCAAAGTATGTTAAAAGAAAGAGCAGAGACGGGTCGTATCTACATTATGAATATTGACCATTGTAACACTCATTCTTCTTTTAAAGATATTGTTACAATGTCAAATCTGTGCCAAGAGATTACTTTACCTACAAAACCAATACAACATATAGATGGTGAAGGAGAGATTGCCCTGTGTATATTATCAGCAATCAATCTAGGAACGTTAAGAGATTTTGACGAATTAGAAACACTATGCGACCTATCAGTACGAGCACTAGATGAGATTATAGAACATCAACAGTATCCTGTTAAGGCAGCAGAGATATCAACAAAGGCCAGAAGAAGTTTGGGTATAGGTTATATAGGTCTCGCACACTATCTCGCAAGAAATAAAGTAATGTATTCAGAAAAGGCAGCATGGAAACTAGTAGATGAATTAACTGAGGCGTTTCAATTTAATCTATTAAAGTCAAGTTTAGAATTAGCTAAAGAAAAAGGTAAATGTGAATACTTCAATCGTACAAAATATTCTGACGGTATCTTACCAATTGATACTTATAAAAAAGACGTAGATGAGATAGTAACCAGAAAACTATCATACAATTGGGAGAAGTTACGTAAGGAAATTGTTGAGCATGGCCTTCGACATAGCACACTCTCTGCTCAAATGCCGTCAGAATCGTCTAGTGTTGTATCTAATGAGACTAACGGTATTGAACCTCCACGTGATTATATGTCTATTAAAAAGTCTAAAAAAGGTCCATTAAAACAAATAGTGCCTAACTACAATCAATTAAAGAACTTTTATACACTATTATGGGATATGAAATCTAATGATGGGTATGTAAATATAGTGGCCGTTATGCAGAAATATTTTGACCAGTCTATAAGTGGTAACTGGTCTTATAATCCAGAAAATTACGAGAGTAAACAAACACCAATGTCAGAAATGATTAAAGACTTATTGAACACGTATAAGTATGGATGGAAGACTTCGTATTATCAAAATACGTATGATGGAAAGAAAGATGAGGACGAACCGGCACATCCGATAGATTATGATACACCTACAAACAAATCTAGTGAGGTTGTATCAGAGAGTGATGAAGATTGTGAGTCGTGTAAGATATGAGTAGATCAGTTTTTAATAAGGCAAAAAATTTAGATTTCACTAAAGCAAATATGTTCTTTGGTGAAGATTTGGCTGTTCAAAGGTATGATACATTTAAGTATCCTATCTTTGATAAACTAACACAACAGCAACTTGGTTTCTTTTGGAGACCTGAAGAAGTATCTTTACAAAAGGATAGAAGTGATTATCAGGAATTAAGACCAGAGCAAAAAAATATATTTACATCTAATTTAAAATATCAAACAATGTTAGATAGTGTACAGGGTCGAGGTCCTTGTCTAGCATTTTTACCGTTCTGTTCGTTGCCAGAACTAGAAGGCTGTATCGTAACTTGGGATTTTATGGAAACAATTCATAGCAGATCCTATACATACATTATTAAAAATCTTTATGCGAACCCTGGTGACGTATTCGATACGATCATAGAAGATAAGAAGATTGAAGAACGAGCAGATACCATTACTAAAACTTATGATGATCTAATAGAGCTAGGTTATAAGTATCAATTAACACCAGACAAAGTAGATATATACGAATTAAAGAAAAGATTATGGAAGGCTCTGATTACAGTCAACATATTAGAAGGATTAAGATTCTATGTATCGTTTGCTTGTAGTTTTGCGTTTGGTGAATTAAAATTATTAGAAGGTTCTGCTAAGATAATTTCATTTATTGCAAGAGATGAGAGTCAACATCTTGCAGTATCACAAAGAATAATTAATAATTACAGAGAGATAGAAAACGATAAAACAATGTTAAAGATAATTAAAGATACTGAAAAAGAAACTTATAAGATGTATGATGATGCAGTAAATTCAGAAAAACAATGGGCAACTTATCTATTCTCAAAAGGTTCTATGATTGGTCTATCAGAAAAACTATTACACCAGTTTGTAGAGTATATGGCCAATCGAAGAATGAAAGCGATAGGTTTAGAACCTAAGTATGATACAAAGATAAACCCATTACCTTGGATAGATCATTGGTTAAATAGTAAGTCTATGCAGAATGCTCCACAAGAAACAGAGATAGAGAGTTACATTATAGGTGGAGTACAGCAAGACGTTAAAAAAGATCAATTTAAAAAATTCAAACTATAATGTTAATCAAACTTCCTAAAGTCTGTACTAACTGCGAAACTAAATATATCGTAGTATATGATAATGAGGTATATGACACAAAACCTATGGTATGTCCGTTTTGTAGTTATGAATTAGACGAGGAAGAAAGTGTCAAAGAAAACGATAATTGGGATTGATTATAGTTTAAACTCACCCGCCATTTGCGTAAGTACAAATGGAATGACTTTCAATAGTTGTAATTTCTATTATCTCACAAGTAAGAAAAAACACATAGGTAATATGATGAAAAACATTTTAGGTATTGAACATAAAGAGCACAACAATCCTATAGAACGTTTTGAAAATTTATCTAACTTTGTTTTAGACATAGTGAAACAATACGAAGACCCTAAAATTTTTATAGAAGGTTATTCTTTTGGTAGTAAGGGACAAGCTGTATTTCAAATAGCAGAGAACGGTGGTATACTAAAGTATAGATTAAAAGAATATGATTATAAGATACTAGTGCCAAGTGTTATTAAAAAATTTGCAACAGGTAAGGGTAACGCAGATAAACAAAAAATGTATGAACAGTTTACTAAAGATACTGAAACAAATCTTTTAAAAGTGTTTGATATCCCTACACTTAATAACCCTGTGACAGATGTCATAGATGCTTTTTATATTGCCAAGACAGGTTATGAAAATAT